AAGATATCAAGGTCTATAAATACATATGAACGATTCGTAGAGCAAATGAGAAAAGCTGGAAAATTCTATAACCCTCCGGTACCTCAGCTTGGAGTTATGATGGAGTCGGGAAAGGTCAGAATAGACACGATGACATTAAAAAAGAAGATTATCTAATAGATTGCAATTTGCGCTTGGATCCGAACAAAAAAATATTCCTGCATACTTCAGAACCTGAATCGGCAGAATATATGACAGACTCCGACCACAATGTCACCATGGAAGAATACAGAAAAACATCTTAAAAGAAGGAGATATCGTTCTTCTCTTGAAACTACATAAACATGAGAAATACATTTTGATTGCAAAGGTGGTGGAACCAGAATGATGCTTCCTTTTATAGATGCGGAAGAAAATGAAATACAGGAAGAGCAATACATTCCTAAAGAGTATGGAATCAACTTCGAAACAGGACAACTTTCCGGGAAAATTGTGGAAGGTTTTGATGCCATACTTGTATGGGCATGGCTTGCACTACATACCGCACGATATAGGTATTACATATATTCTGATGATTACGGTCAAGAATATGATGAGCTTGTAGGAAAAAGCTATTCGCAGGAATTAATACAGTCAGAATTGGAGCGCATGACAGAGGAATGCTTAATGGAAAATCCATACATTACGGGAATTGAAAACTTTTCATGTGTTAAAAATGATGAGAAAGTAACCATATCATTTTCGCTTATAACATCACTTGGAGACGGGGAGGTGAGCACAAATGTATGAGGATATGACCTACGAAACTATCATGCGCGAAATGATGGAAGATATGCCTGATGATGTAGATACATCAGAAGGCAGCTTGATTTTTAATGCCTGTGCGAAACAGGCGGTACGCCTGGAAGAAGCTTATCTGCTCCTGTCTGGGCTTGAACAGAATATGTATGCAGATACAGCCGACTTAGAACATTTGATCCGAAATGGAAATGAAAGAGGCGTATATATCAATGAAGCTACATATGCTGAATTTACTACTCAGTTCAACTGTGCAGTGCCAGAAGGGTCCAGATGGAATTATGACGAATATAATTACACAGTATTCAATGTAATCAGTGAGGAAGAACACACATATCGAATCGGATGCGATAGTCCTGGATCCGAACCCAACCGAATGCTGGGGGATTTAGAACCAATTGAATTCGTGGATGGATTTGAATGGGGAAGAATTCTGAAATGCACTCTTGAGGCTACAGATCAGGAAGAAGTGGAAAGCTATAGAGCCAGGATTCTGAACACATACAATTATCACGGCTTTGCAGGAAACCGGGAATATTATAAAAGCCGAATTAAAGAAATGAGCGGTGTATACGGATGCAAACTTAACAGAGTATCAGCTCCGGAAGACAAAATAGCGATAACAATCATAGGTAGCGATTATCGTACGCCTTCAAATGATGTTATAAATGCGGTTCAAACAGAAGTGGATCCTGTGGTGAATAGTGGCGACGGAGTTGGCATTGCACCAATCGGACACAGGGTTATTATTTCGGGAGTAGGAGAGACAAAGGTCAATATAAAGACAAATATAACTTATGATTCCGGATACTCTTACGAAGATTTAAAAAGTTATATTACGAAGGCAGTAGACAACTATCTTTTGGAACTTCGAAAAAATGGGAAGACAGCGATGCGATTGCAGTCCGTATTTTACAGATAGAATCAGCGATTGTACAGATTGATGGAATTATTGATGTTACCGGGACAACAATAAACGATTCAGAACAAAATCTGCAGATTACAAACGGAACGGTACCGGTAAGAGGTGATTTCACATGCACGTAAACGTTGAGTATCCGGAAGCGATACTAAATATAAAGGATATTAAAGCGTCAATTGACGCTGGAGATAAAGTTGGAGATGTTCTGGAAAGAGCACTATTCGAATTGGACAACGATATCTGCATACGATCTTCTGAAGAATCTGGCATTACACATAGAGAAAAGATTCTCGGGATTAATCCACGGGATACAGATTCTATAGAAGACAGGCGATTGGAAGTGCTTCTCAGATGGTACGACAGCCCTTTGTATACAGAAACTGTGCTCAGACAAAAAATGGACGCAACTCTGGGGGAGAACCAGTATGTGTTAAATATTGACTTGAATACCAAAACTGTCTTTTGCCTTGTTGAGCTGACACGAAAGAGGATGCAGAAAAGTGTGATCGACATGCTTGATCAGATGGTGCCGTTGGACTATTTGATATCAGTGACGCTTAGATACAATACGTGGGAAAATATCAGCGAGAATCTGACATGGAAACAGGCACTGCAAAAAACATGGTACGCAATAAAGGAAGAGGTGTTGTAGTGAAATATACAGAGCATTACAGGTTTAAGAAACCGGGATATGAAGATTTTGCAGATGTTGAAGATATCAATTACGCTCTGGATCAGCTAGATAGCAAGTTCTATGAGCAGGAAAGTAAAATTGACAAAGCAGTGGCAATAGCTGGGGAATTAGCGGTTGTTAAGCAGACAACACAAGAGATGAGGGCACAGATTGAAACATGCGCGCATCAAATTCAAAAAAACAGAAATAGTTTAGCTGTGAACATGTCAGATATTGCGAAATTAACATTTCAGCTTCAATTAAAAGACCTGATAGATTCTTCAGATATGACGCAAGTAACTATTGATGAGATAGATTCTTCAGATGCCGTTGTGATTACATCCGGAACTTATGCTGACAAGAAGGTTTATATATGATCGAACCTTTATCACTGTAGAAAAGTACAATCCGGAAGGCTGACAAAGAAACAGGCACAGCAGGCCATAAACGCCTGGCTTGGACATGCCAGACACAGCAACAGCTACAATCTGGCAAAGAAAATATTCAAGAAATATGATTACATTCAGATTGAAGATAACGATTGGAAATTTGGGGATATAAGCCCCAAGAAAAGAAAGGAGTTAGAAAGCTATGGCAAACGGAACCATACATAAACTTGGTACACTGTATGTGGCGAATGCAAAGAAAGCAAGACCTACGAAGCCATGGTACAGAACAAACGGATCCGCACCGTCCACAGGAGACCTGTTAGACTACGGAAACGGATCGAATGCTATTGAAATCAAAGACACAGATTCAAATGATGCCTACAAATTGCAGTGGGTGGAGGTTAACGACGGAAGTGATAAGATTCTGATCTGCGACAGGAACCTGCTTATGGATATTCAATGGGACCGTCTGAACGCATTAGGATTCTGCGGAGCAAAAGGGAGCGGAAAGAAGATAACCATTGACGGACAGCAGTACGAACTATTCATGCTTACTGGCGGCAAAGATGGAAATGCGCAATCAGAAACCACAGCATCAAACGAATGGGACAAGTACATCGGAAACCTTGGGAAGTTCTCCGGACTTCCGACACCACAGAGCCAAGACCTTCAGAACAGCGGTTCATCTGCCAACTTTACAACAGCCCACAATAAAATCTGGAACTGGGCCGGTTGCTATAGCTGGTGCCAGAACACAACAACAAGCGGAAGTTCATACAGGCCATATCGTGGCTCCCTTGGCGCGCGCGACTGGAGCCACATCTATTCGCACGGTTACCGCTACGATATCGGCTGGCGCCCCGCCCTCCGAGTCCTGAACGCTGCCCCACATATTACCCCGGCCAGTAAAAGTTACGGCGAACTGAACAAACCGATAAACATTGACTACGCCATAAACGATTCCGATGGTGATAAATTCAACATCAGCGTAAAGATCGATGAAACACAAAAGGAATCCTACCAAAGCCAGTCAAACGGAACGTTCTCACTTGTGCTGAGCAAATACTGGCCCGCATTAAGCATTGGAAGCCACACTGTGGCGATTACTGCGACAGACACAAAGAACGCGGCAACAACAGTCACGTACACCTTCACAAAGAAGAATGGCCCTGCTGCTCCGACGATCATATCTCCGGCAAACGGGGAACGCCGGGACAGTGACTTCTATGTAGAATTCAACATCGGAGCAGATTCTGAAGGGGATACACAGACGTTCAAGGTTCAGATGTCCGGGAACTCAGGATTCTCAAACAGCAAGGAATTTACGAGTCTTGAAAAATACGTAGGCGGGCAATGGGTATCTGCAGCATCCGCATCGAACGAAGATGTGGGAACTAAATTCAGAATAAAAGTAACCGGGGCATCCGGAGAAGTATATCTGAGAGTTGTATCAACAGACTCAGGAATCCTTTCCGAAGCAAGAGCAATCCGTATCGGGACTATTCTGGACGTGCAGACACATCCGCAGGAGACTGCTGACAGAGCACAGAAGATGGTTGTTCTTTTAGACCTCGTTGCAGATGACAAGGTTACAAAAGAAATCTGGGTCGCAAACAATGCAAACGATGCTTCTCCGGCCTGGGAGACTTACACTCCGGATTCAGCGGGTAATCATACATTTCAAAACACTGCAAAGGTTGCAGAGAAATGGGCTGTTGCGGCGAGAGTGAAGATTACAGCAAACGACTCAACAGGAGAGATTGCCTTAAGAGCGATCGGGATGGGGGTACTTTAATGCGTGACGTGAAAAAGACCAGAAAAGCAGAAGATGCAGAAAAGCAGATTCAGAATGACAGTGCGATTGGAGAGCTTAGCATTATGTTAGCTCAGATGCAGGAGCAGAACGACAGCGCAATCGGAGAACTTAGTATTATGTTAGCTCAGATTATGGGAGGAACAACAGAATGAAATTTGATGAGAACAGCGGCCTTGTAAAGACCTGGGTAAGATTAGTAGAAAGCAAGCATTATTCAAAAGAACAGGTTCCGAACATCGGAAATCTGAGAGAAGTTGTTTATAAAATTCTGGAGAAAGGAGAAGTTGACAAATGAAGTTTACGAAAAACAGTGGCCTTGTAAAGACATGGGTATCTCTGGTGCTTACTGGAGTATACACAAGAGAACAAGTGCCAAATTTATTTAATCTTCGTGCCGTAGTCGGAGAGTGCCTGGATGCACTGGAAGTAGGATGATGAGTGGCTTGGCTTACCGTGAAGGTGAATGCTATTATTGCGCCAGCGCAAAAAGAAGGTGATATAAAATCATGGATAACATCATAACAGCAACATTTAACGATTACATATATGCGAGAACAACCTCCCTCTGGCAGTATGACTATGGCCAGATGCTGCAGATAGAAGGAATTACTCTTCCTGCAACATTTGAAGTCCACTTTTCTGATCAGGACCAGGAAGGAGAATCTCTGATTCAGATCGGAGCCGTACAAGACAAAACTGCACAGGTACAGATTCCTGACAGTTTCCTCCGGAAGAACGCAGGAGGCAATTACAGTATCTATGCATTCATCTATCTTGCAGATACTGAATCTGGAGAAACAAAATACAAGATCACAATCCCCGTCCGGGCAAGACCAAAGCCAAACACAGATCTTGTAGATGCACCGGAGGAAAAGAAATTCTTCCGGGAGGCGATAGAAGAAGTAAACAATGCTGCTGATCGGGCAGAGAAAGCCAGCCAGGAAGCAAAAGATTCTGCAGAAGAGGTTTCTGAGAAAAGTGAACAGGCAAAGAAAGAGATAGACGATTATGTGAAAGAAAAACATGAAAGTCTGAAAGGCGATACAGGAAATGTTTTCTTTACAGCTTTTAAAGTTGTCAAGGGCCGTTTAAAAATGTATTCAGATCCAACTATTGATAAAGTGAATTTTAAACGAATCGGATCACGTTTGAAATACCGGCTGAAAGTTTGAGGAGGTACCGGATGTCAAATACAGTAAATAATTATACAGAAACAGATTTAGGAAATATCTCCTTAAACCCACGAGGAGAATATGATAACTCAGCTGCGTATGAATATCTTGATACAGTTTCATATCGGGGCGGCTCATATTTCTGCCTGGCAGAACTGGAGACAACGATCACCGGAATTGCTCCTGATGCGGGACGCGATTCAGAACATTGGCAGATGATAGCTGCACCCGGAGATATGACACCGGAATACACTGCTGCATATAACAATGTGATCAATAAAGCCGTACAGGTAGAAACATCCAGAGCAGCAGTAGAGCTGGCACAGCAGGAAATAGAAGCAGTTCAGACAGATGTACAACAGTTACATTCCGATACAGTCCGGGCGGCGCAGGAAGCGAGAAATAGCAAAAATAGCGCTGCGAATTCTGCTCAGAGCGCCGAACAGTCCAGAAAGACAGTATCTGAATCTGAGCAGAATATTAATGGGCAGATTGCCGGTTTTGACAGTAGAGTGTCCGAAGCGGTTGAACAGTCGAAAGAAGAGATTAATACTACAAAACAACAGGCAATAAATACAATCACCAATCAGCAAACTACATCGGTCAATACCGTAAAGACTGAGGGAGAAAAGATCATAACCAGAGTGGGGAATGATGCTAAAACCGTTGCGGATGATAGAGCGACTGTAGAAGAAGCCACCCAAACTGTTTTGAATAATGCTCGGGAAGTAGCACAAAACACTCAGACTGTTGCCAGTAATACGGAAAATGCTGCAGCATCAGCTGAAGGTGCAAAGACTTCTGCCGACAATGCGGCCCAATCTGCAAAAAGTGTAGAGGATGCATCAAAGCAGATCGAACAGAATAAAAAGGATGTTGCTTCACTGAAGGAAGATTTATTAAGCAAAATTACAAAGTTCTATGCATCGAATCAGGGTGAAACTCATGTTACTGATTCCGACAATGGCAAGATTCAAGATATGATGATATGTGGGAAGTTTTCACAGGATGGAACGCCAACGCCAGAGAATCCAGTTGAGATTAAGAGCGTGGTGAATCCGACTGTTAAAGTAACAAATGAAGATGGATTAAAGGTTCAATCTGTTACGCTTAACAATATTACCCTCAACGCAATCCCTGTAAATTCAGGTGGCAACGTCACAATCGGTGAACAACAGTATGTTAGTGATTATGTGGATGTTGAGAAAGGAAAATTGTATCGAAAAGTAAAGCGATTAAACTTGAAAGATGTTAAAGATGTAAGTGTATCACATGGTCTCCACTCAAACGGAAATGGTTATTTAGCACTCAGTGTTAATGATACAAGTAAAGAGCATCGTCCTATATCGAACCGGTATAAAAGTTCGACGTGGACTGATAAAAGCGGATATGTGTACATTCCTAGCAATAACAGCATTATTTTTGTTAATGATAGATTTACGGATAGGCAAACAGCAATTAAATTAGTTCAAGATACATATGTAATTTATGCATTAACTTCACAAACTGAAGAAGAATTATCGCTTGAACAAATCAAATCTCTAAAATCACTATCCACATATTATCCGACTACAAACATCAGCGTCAATTCAGAACAGCTTGACGGATATACAGTATTTAACTATCCGATTAGCATGACTAATGGTTGGAACTATGTGAAGCAACAGTTAAACGACAACCGAGATTACATCTATGATATGGACTTACAATCAGCAGAAGCCTATGTAAACAGCGAATACGCAGTAGCACTTACAGAATTGGAGGTATGATTATGTTATATAGAACATTATTAAAACTTAAAGAAAGAAACGGACTTACAGATGATTTAAAGAATAAGATTGATGTGTTTTTTGCAGTTGGGAGAATCACAGAGGAACAGTATAATGAGTTGATGGATATTAATAAGGAAGAAGAACCGAAAGCGGAAACTAATTAACTAAAGCAGATTGGTACTGATGATAGCAATAGATACGAGAAAATTCCTGTAAATACAAGGGTTTACTGCTCATGGACTTTTGGGACGAGAGCTTTAGTTAACTATCAAAACTTCCAATTAACGATTGTATCTCTATAAATAGGATGATAGAATAAATAAAAAAACAATGGAGGTACAAGCGATGAGTAAACTGGATTATGACATTTCAAAAAGGTATAGTAGTGAACTTTTAAATATTAGTAACAAACTGAATCAATTGGAACGTGGCAGGATATACGAATTAAGCCGTGCACAAATGGATGGGTATTTGAGCACAAACATAAGTCAGCTGAAAGATATGCTTAATGATTTGCTTGGCAAAATTCAGAATGATGGAAAGAGCCAAGATGAAAAAATGAGCGAGGAATTGGCAAAGGCTGGATTCTTTAAAGAAACATTTTAACTGGGCTTGCAAAAAACATACTCCATATAAAACACACAATATAGAGAGCAGAAATGCTCTCTTTTTGTTTAGGAGAAATTTATGAGAAGAATCAGAGCGGAGCCGAGAGGCTTCTTTTATTTTATCTAAAATTGCGCCGGCGCAATTGCCAGAAAGGAAAAGAAATGGAAACAATCATTTCAGCCTGCATCAGTGCGGCGGTTACATTAATTGTATGTGTGATCAGCAATAATGCACAGCAGGAAAAGACGCGAACTCTTATGGAGTACAAGCTGGAAGAGCTGACCAAAAGAGTAAATGAACACAATAACCTTATCAAAAGAACTTATGCTCTGGAAGAAAAATAAGTGTGCATGAGGAACAGATTAAGGTTGCGAATCATAGAATAGAAGACCTGGAAAGAAAAGGAGAATGACTATGGAACAGATTACAAATTATGTAAAACCAGAACTAATCGTAGTAGCAATTGCCCTGTATTTTGTGGGAATGGCATTAAAACAGGCACAGGCAGTAAAAGATAAGTATATCCCGCTTATTCTTGGAGGAATTAGCATTGCAATCTGTGCAATCTATGTGTTTGCCACTTGTACCTGCGGGACCGGCCAGGACGTTGCGATGGCAATCTTTACAGCAATCACGCAGGGAATTCTCATTGCGGGACTTTCTACATACGTAAATCAGATCATTAAACAGACAAATAAGGACGAATAATTCAGGGGATGAGTGATCATCCCTAATCCCTATTTTCTCTGTGAAAGGAGACGGACATGGAAATAAGAGGAATTGATGTATCTGCCTGGCAAGGGAAAATTGACTGGAAAGCAGTTGCTGATTACGGCATGGGGTTCGCAATCCTGCGGATTACAGAAGCGGGAAACGTGATAGATAGCTACTTTGAGCAGAACTTCTCTGAATGCTGGAAATACAATATCCCGGTTGGTGCATATAAGTATTCCTATGCCATGACAGTTGCGGAGATACAGAGCGAAGCCAGAAAAGTAGTGGAAGTTTTGAACGGGCGAAAACTGCAGTATCCGGTCTGGCTGGATCTGGAATGGAATAATCAGAGAAGCCTCGGAGCTGAACAAATCCATAAATTGGCAGAAGCATTCGAAAAGATTATCACGGCAGCGGGATATAAATTTGGTATTTATTGCAATGTGGACTGGTATCTGAACGTAATTTGTAGCCATCTGAAAAAATACGATTTCTGGATTGCACGTTATCCGGCATCAGATAACGGTACCTTACAGGAACGACTCCGGCCGGACTTTGGGGTGGGCTGGCAGTATTCCAGTAAAGCAAAGATACCTGGCATCAGCGGAACTGTAGATAGAAATATATTTTACAAAGATTATAACGAAGCAAAAGATATAAAAAAGGAAAACGCAGTCATGACAAAGAGTGAAGCTATCAACGTAGTTCTGGGAATTGCAGAAGAAGAGATCGGGTACCTGGAAAAGAAAAATAACAGTAAGCTTGACAGCAAGACTGGAAATGCCGGATCAGCAAACTATACAAAATATTGGAGAGATATAAAACCATCCTATCAGGGGCAGCCCTGGTGCGCAGCGTTTATCTCCTGGTGTTTCATGAAAGCTTTTGGTCTGGATAATGCAAAGAAACTCTTAAAACACTGGCCGTATGTATACTGCCCAACCTTAGGCGTCTTATTTGTAAAGAATGCCAATCCAAAAGTTGGAGATGTTGTTATCTTTAAACATGGTGGTACCTTTACCCATACCGGCTTTGTAACAAAAGTAGCCGGAGACAGATTCTGGACGATTGAGGGAAATACTTCTGGAGCATCCGGTATCGTGGCAAATGGTGGCGGGGTGTGCCAGAAGAGCTATTACAACAGTAATCTTCCGGGGACAAAATTTTGTACACCGGACTATTCAATTGTTTTATCTGCAGATAAAGATGAAACAGACAAGACAACAAACCCAGAAGGAGGCAGCTACATGTTTAACCCAGAGACAGTAAAAGCAGGAGACAAAAATACATCTGTGCTTCTCTTACAGGAAATATTAAGAGCCAGAGGCTTTAAAGGCAAAAACGGAAAAGCCCTGAAACTTACATGGACAGCAGATGCAAACACGATTTACGCTCTGAAAGCTTATCAGGAATCCAGAAAAGAAGTTTTGGAAGTGGACGGTATTTGCGGATATGCTACTTGGAAAGACTTAATTGCGATTTAAAGTAAATATAAATAAAAAAGAGTATGGGTACAATGAGTACCCTTACCCCATAAGATATTGTACCAACTTCATTACTTCTTATATATTATAGGGTATTACACTATGGGCCACCGTACTGGCTCATGATATACTGTGCAATTTTTGCATTGGGTTGTGTGATATTGATCGGA